ACCAACGCCCTTGCAATGTTTGCAGTTGATGAACACCGGCTCTTTCATAGCGTAGCCTTAATTGTTTCGCCTATGCGCTGTGCAATTTGCGGCACAATGGCGTTTCCTAATCCTTTAATTCTGTCCATCCTTCGGGGTATCCCATGAGCCACTCGACCCACTGCGGGTTCAGGGAGCCACGCGGCTGATCTGGGTCTTTCACTGCCGCGCATAAATATTGCTTCTTTTGCATGTGAATGTGACTCTTGCTGCCTACCGGCCCCGAATCCTTGTATTCGCTCGCCCTTGGTGTCGGCCATGTTTCTGGCAATAATCCAGACTCTGTCTCGTCTGTGCGGAGCGTCTGCGGCACAAGCTGGAACAATGAACGGCCTTGCGGCGTAGCCTTCCCCTTCCAAGTCAGATAGCACTTCGTCGAGGCCCATAGAGACATGCCCATAAACATTCTCGAAAACGCACCAAGCGGGTCGTTTGGCTTGAATAATGGAAAATATGTGCGGCCAGATATGTCGGTCATCTTCTGTGCCTCTGCGCTCCCCGGCAAGTGAAAATGGAGTGCACGGATATCCCGCTGTGAGGATGTTGCAATCTGGAACAAGTTCATCTGGGTCATTGGCAAGTTCCTTTACATCTTCTGCAATCGACACATTAGGCCAATGCTTGCGCAGCACCTTACGGCACCATTTTTCTGTGTCACAGAACAAAACAGGCTTGCTCAGACCAGCCCATTGAAACCCAAGAGCAAAGCCGCCAATCCCAGAACAAAGATCTACATGCGCCATCATAGCCCAGCTCGCAATCTGACATGCGCGGCCAATACATTATGCACATCCTCGATCGATCGACACAAAGCCCAAAGAAACCCCGCGCCCTGGATCTTATCGCGGATGGTTTTTTGATTGCCGTTGAGAGCTCCGCGTTTAAGCTTGAGCTCAATAAAAATAACTTCTGGCCGATCCGTAAGACTTGATCGAGCATCCACAAAGATTTCGAGATCAGGCCAGCCAAACTTTGTGCCGAGCTGTTTTAATCGATTGATGTAATTGATATGCCTTTTGCCCTCGTTTGGGCTATGATGAAAAACACAGGTTTTTGGCAGCGCCGCGTTTAGGTATGAAACCACCGATTTTTGCAGCATATCCTCAGTCATTTATAGATCTTTGCTTAAATAAACATCGTTTGGCGTCACCTGACCCTGCGTAAGCACGACAATCCTTGACATGAAACGCGGGTTTGGTTTGACATGATCTTTATGTGACTGTTTGAGGCACCAACGTCGCACGACAGTTGCATGCGCCGCGCCGAGCTGCCGCGCCAAATGTGAATATGACCAGTTCTTTTGTTTTCTGAATTCATCAAGTGTCATACTTAATAATCTAAAATACTTGACGCTAAAAGACAATATCAATACTTAATAAAAAGGGTTTAACATAAAAAGACAAGGTGGTAGAGAATGGGAGAAATGCCCAATAACCTGAATCAGATGATCGCCGAATCCGGCAAAAGCAAAGCGCAAGTTGCGCAAGAAAAGGGTGTGACGCCCGAAACTTTGTCGCGTCACATCCATAGTAAAATACAAATAACGATTAAAGATGCCGAAGAATACGCAGAAATTTGCGGCTGCACCGTGTATCAAATCATCTTTACGACTGAGCCCATCCCCATCATTGGTAAAGCGCATATACACCATCCAAACATCGTGCTGCGTGATTTCACAACTAAAGAGAAAAGGTTTGGTAACGCACACGCCTTTATCAGTAATACTGAAGAAATTTGCTTCATGCGTTGGTCGGTATCAGATGATTATACTGGCCCCTGGGAACATTGGAACAACACATTAACATCTTTGCTTCTAGATCCGATTCAAAACAATTACGTGCACAAAGAGTGCTTTCAACAAATGTCGCTGTGCAAGCTTGCCGAGCCCATGCATGTGCGCGGCTATGAACGGCATTGGCTGGCTGGTATTCTGTATCCACAGCCGAAAGGTCTATACACAATTGATATAAAGGCAGAGGATGAAATTGTGTCAAATGTACGGCTGGAATGGGCCACCCCAGAGCTCGCATATCTCACAAGGCCCGAACTTAGAAACATTATTGTAAAAGATGAAAATGGCCTTGATTGGCCTGCCGCAGATATCGTGACATTATCATCGGCAAAAAAATAGATTTCTAGCGTATTTTTATTTGACTTCAAAAGTCATGATTAATACGTTAGAAAAATGTCTTTTGATACGCCCGATTGGGCTTCCCGCCATAAATATTTTCATCACAGCAATCCCCGCTCGGGCGATCGCAGCAAAAAGCTGTTCGAGAAGGTGCATATACGCCCGTCTATTGAATGGGCCAGATATGTTCTCAAAGATGAAACCCGCGCAGAGGATCACGTAAAGGCCGGTAAAATTCTCGTCAACTTTACGGTCGGGCGTTCATCAGCTGCGATGGAAGCTGGCCGAGCTGTTCAAGATGCCTGTGATTTACACCTGTTACCAGATCCAGAATACGGCCAAACGCTAAGCCTGTCAGAAGCCACAGAGGTGGCTGTGAAAACCTTGCAGCAATACAAGCCAAAGGATTACTCTCAGGCCGCCCTAGACGATGACAGAGCGCGCAAAGAGAAGTATCTCGAGGAAATTGTAGGCGTGATAGAACACGCTGTCCTGGGGCTGCGTGAGGCCATGCGGGGCGATAATAGAATTATTGGTGAAATAGATCTGATCGATACATTGCCTGGTAATGCCCTGCCGCATTTCACTAAGCCCGATTATGGGCGGCGCGGGGATCTCAAAACCAAATGGTCACGACCAACCAAGCGCCAGGCAGATAAAACAAAACCGTTCCATCCGACAAAAAATCAGGGTTGGACAGATGTAAAGCCGCCAAAAACTTTGGGCAAAGATAACCCGTTCAGCTTCGATATGAATAATGTTTACCAGGCTTGTGGCTTCTGGGCGCTAAACGGAAGGCAACCGCCCTTTATAGTTTATGCCAGCTCAACAGATTACAAAGTGTTTACACCTCACAATGCGCCCGAGCTCAAAGATGATTTTCTCGAGGAAGTGCTGCAAGACATAATTAAACAACACAAAGTGACAGAGAATATTCTGCGCTCTTGTCACAATAAATATGAGCTGTTTGATTTTATTGATCCACCGGATTTTTCAAAACTGCATTGGAAAGAACCACCAGGATATATCGCCGAGGCGCGCAAGATGTGGGGGCTAAATGATACCGCGTAAACTGACAGACATATTGCAAGAGCTTCAATTAGAAGCACGTCAAGCAACATGGCAAGTGCATGGTCAAACAGTCGTAACCCATAAGGCTCTTGAACAAGTTGCGGCCCATAAAGGCATTATGTTTGATCCACCCCAAATTATTGAGAGTGATCCAGAAAAGCGCATCTGTGTGATGATTGTGACCGGCAGATTAAAGGACAAACATGAATGGTCAATCGGTGAAGCCATGCCAATCAACATCGATAAAAAAAACAATCAACAGCAATACCCATACGCTATGGCAGAAAAGCGCGCGAAAGATCGAGTAATTCTCAAGCTTATAGAGGTGGCGGGATTTGTTTACAGCGAAACAGAAAGTGAAGCCTTTAAAGAACGATCAAACGCGGGTGAAGTCTTTAAAGAACCATCAAACGCCACTATGCGTGACAAGGACAAATGGCGGCTGGAACTCGCAAGAGAACTTGAAGAATTGGATCGCAAACCGAAGCTTGATCAGCAATGGCAAGCTTGGATTGAAGAAATCAAAACAAAAATAAGCCAGGCAACAGAAACCTGGCAAATAAGAAAGCTTGGCGAACAGCAAAGCAACAAAATGACAGCGTTGAGGCAACATAATAGTGAATGGGCAGATGAATTAAGAGCATACATCGCGGTGCGCTTTGATAAACTTAACAACGGAGAAAGATTCAATGCCCCATTTTAGTAAAGGCAACCACACGTTTGAACAGATAGAAACCAACAAACATTATCGGCTGGCTGGCTGGATCAATGTGGG